CACTTCTGGCCGTTCAAGGCGGTGCGGAAAGCCAACACTGAAGCCGAGTTCATGGTGCGTATGACCGCAGGGCGGCATGTCATGGAGGGCGGCGGCACCCTCGATGAGGCATGGAAGGCGATCAGAAAGTTCCATTTTGACTACAGCGAACTGACACCGACTGAAGCCAAAATCAAGATGGTGATTCCTTTCTGGAAGTGGCAGAAGAACATTCTGCCGGTGCTGATCGAATCGATTGGGAACCGACCTGCTGCGTGGTCGAGGCTGCGGCAGGTCAAGGGCGAACTGGAGTACGCCAGCGAGGCCGAAGGGGTCGTCCCCGACTACTTCATGGAGAACCTGGGTATCCGTTTGCCGTGGAGGATGGACGGGTCGCAGCTCTACGTCCTCCCCGATTTGCCGTTCAAGGATCTGAACCGTTGGATGCGGTCCGATGACCGGCCGATCACTGGCCTCAAGCCGTTGGACATGGCAACCAGGGCGTTCGCCGAATCGGCGTTCCCGTATGCCAAGTTGCCCATCGAGTTGTGGGCCGGCAAGCAGTTCTTCGCAGACCTGCCGTTGAAGGGTCGCTTCCAGAATGTGCCGCCGTCGTATGCGAACATCCCAGGGTTGATGCCGATCCTCGGAGCGTTGGGGAAAGCGGAGGAGAACCGTAAGGGCGAATGGAAGATGACCGACACGGACCTGTATGTGTTGGATCAGATGATGCCGTTCATGGGGCGGCTGCGCCGCCTCATCCCAGGCGAGGAAAAGTATGAGAAGCGTTGGATGACGACGTTCATGTCGACGATGTTCGGTGGTGGCCTGCGGGCGAACACCCCTGAGGAGCAACGCAACCAGTTGATCCGCATGCAGCGTGAGTTGTCGGACGACATGAAACGCATGATCGACATTGAGGTCCGCAACGTCTAGTTGCACCAGGGATGATCTGACTCATTTGCGGTGGGGAACAGATCCGTTACCTCTTCCGAATGATCCAACGTGACAGCAATCAGGCGGAGCGGTGCGACCCACCGCTCCCTCTCAGGCTGGTAGGTCAACTCCACCGTCAGTGGCGTTTGGTCTACGTCCACGACGCGACCCTGTTCTGATCCGAACAGAATCAGATCACCGACCTGAATCTCGCTGGCTTTCTTCGTGGTTCTCATGTCTACCCTTCCTGCCGCCGAAGGTCGACGGCACCAAAATGATACACCCACCTGTCAAGTCGGCTTCCGACGACGGTCGCGTTTCCGCAGGTCACCCCCACGGGCGGGGGGGCATACCCGCAGGTCAGATTTTTTTTGAATAGACTCGCTGGGACGAAAGCAGGTTAGGTTGATGGACTTCATCTCACGCGACGATTGGCACGCCAGACCGCCGAAGAGGCCGTTCACGCGGCTGCGTTCTTCCCGTGTCGTGGGAATAGTCGTTCATCACTCTGGCGTAGTCGACCCGCCACAGGGCGTTACCGCAGTTCGAGCCTACGAGCGATACCACATGGATACTCGCGGTTGGAACGCTGTTGCCTACAACTGGCTTGTTGACGAAAACGGAGTGATCTATGAGGGCCGAGGTTCAGGGATCGTTTCTGGCGCTACCAAGCACTACAACTTTAAAACAGAAAGCATCTGTTACACGGGCTTCGGAGGCAAGAAGATTCCCGAACCTGCCCTCATAGGCATCTCAGAGGTTATTGCAGACATCCAGTCCCGTTACGGAGGGAAACTGTGGTTGAAGGGCCATAAGGACTTGTCGTCGACGGCGTGCCCTGGAACAGAGTTGCATGCATGGTTGGTCAACGGATGCGTTCTTTACGCTGGGAACCCGTCAACTATCGACTTTGAGGGGATAGCACGGTTCTTCCGCGAGTTGGGAGCTGTTCTTGATGCCAAGCCGTTGTCGAGGCTGCGGCGTTCCCGAGGCGAAATGGTTCGATGGGTGCAGGCCCGCTTGCGGGACAAGGGTTACGACCCTGGGCCGGTCGACGGTGTCTTCGGGGCGAAGACGAGGTTGGCGGTAAAAGATTTCCAAACCAATCTGGGGATTCTGCGGAAAACGGGGGCAGTGGACCGTTCAACGTGGGACGCTCTGTTCCTCTTGTAGGAGGTACTTTCAATGCCTAAAGGAAAAGGATACGAAACGTTTGAGGATACGTTCGGCAGTCAAGACGACCAGCCCAACGACTCAACGTCTTCGTTCACCATGTGGGACATGAGTCAGAAGGCGAAGAAGGCTGCCTCGTATCTACGCAGCACCAATCTCGGCAACGCCAACAGCGGTGGCCGACCATTCGGAAAGTAGGTTCTGATGCGTGACGGCAAAACGCCGAAACTGGTAGCCACTGGTCGTATTCTGGTCGACAGCGTGAAACGCGGCAGTTTTTCGCTGCCGGCAGGCCAGTCGCGTTCAGCAGCCCGCAAAGCTCTGCGAGATTGACAGTGGGCCAGAAGCGCCCGAAACGTCCGAAGCCCCGCTACTAGCATGCCGCTCAAACGCGGATCCAGCCGTGCGACAGTGTCGCACAACATTGGTAAACTAATCGGTGAGGGCTATCCGAAAGATCAAGCAGCGGCTATAGCCTACTCAAAGGCTGGCCGCGGAAAGAAGGGGAAGTGACTACGTCATCAAAGTTTTCGTGGGGTTCATGGGGCGAACGAGCAGCGTGGACTGCGGTGCAGGCTTTCACTGCTGTCATCATCATCGGTGACCTTTCAACGCTTCGCACTGCGGTTATCGCAGCGGGAGCAGCGTTGTTGTCGGCAGTGAAGACGCTAGCCAGGGAACGACTCGGGTCGTGAGTGAAGAAACGCCGCTCGATTTCGAGGCGGCGTGGTCTTCGTGGTTTGCCAGCTCTGTCAGGCAGGAACTACAGGAGGGCATCACCACAGAGTTGGAGCGTGCCAGCGGCACGTTCGAGGTTGAGGACGGCACCCACGCCAAGTGGAACGGTGAACACCTCGGCGTGTTGACCGTGTTCACCACAGACGAAGTGATCGCCTTGTTGTGTGCGTGGGAAGAAGCCGAGCGTGGCAACTGGTTGGCTCAGAAGGAAATGCTGATCTGGTTGGANAAATGGATGCAGTTCATTACTTGTTGTGTGGAAGCAACTCCGCCTGATTGTCTGGGTTGAACCACTGTCGACCTAGTCGTTCTTGAACGACGGAATCGTCGCTGAGGATTTGTCGAAGGTTCGCGATGATTTTGTCTCGTCTTCTTGCCACAGTCGTTTTAGGCATTCCGATAACACGGCCAACAAAACGCAGAGACAACCTAACAACAACAAGCATGTCGAAAAGCCAGCGGTCATCTTCATCCAGGGTGTCGAGAGCGTCGGCTAAAGCCTCGCGTAGGGTGAGCTGTTCAAGAACGGATTCTTCTGGTTCGTTGGTGGGGTCGCAAACAAGGAGTGCCTCCAACCCCGAGAAGGGGCGGGTGAACGCCGAGGTGTGCATGTGGCGGTCGCCAGCCCGACCCCACGGGAGAAGGGGATCGTAGAGGGATTCCTTGCGTCGGCCGTCATTCGATGACACTGTCAGTCCAAGGGAAGAGGGACGGCTTGAAGCCGTAGTATGCTTTACCCTCTCGGAACGACCCTGGGGTCGCCTCTCCCTTGTCAATGAACTTCGTGATCGTTTTCAACGGAACAAACGCGTATTGNTGTTTCGGTGTCGACCAGATCCACAACCAGACGGGCATCTGCCCGTCCCACATGGTCAGAGCTGACAGTTTTTCCTGTTTCAACTTGAGGCCGTTCTTGCCGCAACCCATGACTTCGATGAGNGTGTTGACGGTGACGTAGTCNGGGGTGTACCGCAGGAACAGCGGCAGTGTCTCTATCGAATAGGGCGGACGGTTGAACCCGTACCGTGCCCACCCTTCGGTGCGTTCCTCGAATGCTCCTTCGGCTTCGTCGCCCATTGATCCGTATCGTTGCTCCCATGGCANGTCTGCGAAACTCACCGTGGAATCTTTTTCACTAGAAGCATTTGGATTAGCCTATCGTCTGGGTAGGCGACGCCGTTGAGGGCGTCTTCGACGAGTTTACACAGGTTGGATGCGTCGGCAGTGAGGGGCGAGATGGCCTGGTCGATTGGGCCGATGGTTACGTCGGTCCAGTCGGGGTGGAAGACCATGGTCATGGAGACTGGTTCTTCGTAGAAGGGGCCGTCGTACAGGTCGGCTACGCGTTGTTCCGCATCGAGGGTTTTCTTGTCGGTGTAGGCGCGGCCGCGTGCGAATCGTGGCCGGCTCTTCGACTTGGGTCGACCTGGGATCCTGAACGAGTAGGTCACAGGTCGAGGCGCTGCTGGGCGCATCGGTCCAGCATCCGTTGGCGCCATACCAGGGCGTACTTGGGGCAGTTGTTGCAGTGTTGGTGAGGGCATCCGTCCATCGGGGGGTCGTAGCGGGCCTGGAATGACCACGCCATCGAGTCGGCGCTGGTTAGCAGGTCGTAGTTGGCGGCGTAGGCGCGGCCTTTCACGCCGAAAGCATGCATGTTGAGGGGGTGCAGGGAGTGGATGATGCGGCTGATCTCGTCCGTGGCGCCGCGGCGGCACACTGAACCGAGGCCGATGACCGGCTCGTCGCCAAGCTCCACGCCGGCGGCTGTGTACAGGTCGACGCAACGCTGGTAGTCGTCAAACTCCCAGCCCTGAAGAACGGGAGCGACAGTCATCCCTAAGAGTTGCCGCAACTCAAGGAAGTTGTCGACGGTGAGGCGTTGGTGGTCGGCGACGGTCAGGCCCGACGCCGCCAGGGCAGACGCCTCGCACATCCAATCTTGCGGCGCGCACCAGTCCAGTTTGCCGATCTCGTCGTCGTAGCGGCGGACCTGGGTGGCGTAGTCGGCAGGGGACATTTCCCAACGGCCGTAGGTGTGGATCTCTGTGAATCCTCCGCTGTCGAGCGCCCAGTTGGTGATGGCCCGTGGCAGCGTCTTGCGGGGTGCCAGCGTTCGACGGGACACGAACAGTGGCACGTTTACGGATGCGAGCCAGTGGGCTTTATGGGTGCCGAGATAAAACACGGGCTAGCCGCAGGTGCAAGCGTCGATTGAGCAGCACGGCCCTGGTCTGACACCGCCACACTCGGCACAGTAGGGGTGTAGGTGGTGGTATTTCCACGCACAGTCGCTGAGACCGCCCACGATTTCATGCTCGTTGTCAGCAGCGTTCCCGACGACATGTTCGACCCATTTTTGGAAGAGCGCCACATCATTTTCGGGGATGTCTTCCTCGGGAACGCCGTGGATGTGAAGCAGCGCAGCTCGCAGCTCGGCCATCACATCGGAGTGGGCGGTCTCGGAAATGGTCGCTGAAAGGACAACAGTCATTTCTTCGTTCATGTCAACGGGGCTTTCGCCAAGTGGACGGCGAATGGTTCTCCTCAACCGCCGCCTTGTGGGCGTCGTCCGTGTAGGGGCGTATCACATGGATACACGGGTCGTACTCCTGCCACTCGAGATCCTCCTCCTCGGAGGTCGGGATTCCGTCGTGGGTGCTGCACACGGCGGGGCCGCAGAACCCCTGTTCGATTCCGTATTTCAACCAGTGGTCAAAGTCCATCATGTCATCGTCCCATCTTGCTGCCGGCATCATCGACCAGTTTGCGTAACTGCTGCTCGCCCTGCGGGCCGCGGGCAGCAAACTTCTGCCCCCATTTCAGGTCGCACTGTCGGGTCCATTCGAGAACAGCGTCAGGCGAGTAGAGCTGGCGAAACAGGGAGCAGGCGAACGAGAACAGGGCGAGGCTGCGGTCGTTGTGCGACGGACCCTGGTCCCATATGTCTCGGGCTACGAACCTGAAGTCCGCATCGACCCTTCGTTGCGTGAACTTGGGGGTGTGGATGGGTCGCGTGGATGGTGCCGGCTGGTAAAGGGACGCTATTTTGACGATCTGTTGCCGTGTCACCATCGAATCGAACGCCTCAGCGGTGAACTCCTCTAACGTCAGATTGCTCTCAGAGCCACGCACAGCCTCCTGACGGCCCTCTGGGCGTGACAGCGCATACGGGAGGCGTATTCCGTTCCCGAAGCCCTTAGCGGGCATCGTGACCTGTTTGGGGTACACCTCCCTGGTGGGGGAGTCAACTATCTGGCAGGCCGCGAACATGGCGTTGCGGCCCATCTGAGCGGGAATGTCCTCTTCGAGGAACACCCACAGGTGAAAACCCTTTGATCGGCTGGCCTCCACCCATGAGGTGATGTCAAGCTGGGCGAGGAGTTCCCGCACGTTGACGGCGTGAACAAGGGAAATGTCTCCCTCGTCCCAGTCGACGGCCAACCATCCGACATTGCAACTCGGGGAACCCTCCACCTCCATCAGCGGGTACACGCCGAGGCGGTACGGACCCCACAGGTGCCTGTGGATTGCTTCCTGGAAGACGAGGCCGCTGGCAGGCATCGGCGTGCCATCCTCGCCGCGCCACGGTCGAAACTCGCCGTCGGCTGTGTCCTTCGCCAAAGCGTTGCCTCGGAACAGGTGGCAGAACTTGTCGCCGATGGCGACACGGTCGCTCACCGCATGTACCTGTCATCAGGAGGAATGTCGTCATCACGGTACGAACGGATCTGACCAGTGTGAGGACACAGAAAGTATTCAAAGTCGCCGAGTTTGTTCGGTGGCCGCTTGTTCTTCGTGACACGAATATTGATAGACACCGAGTGGTAACACTTCTCCACATAGGTCAGCGACGGATCGTCACGTTTGCGATACACGCCGAGAACAGCGAGAGCTTCCTGCTCACCGCCGTACTTACCGGCGGTGATCAACGCCGGCTTGTGCCGGTCACCAGACCCACGGCCCGCCTGATGCACGACCGCCAACGGGATCGAAGCCTCCTTGCTCCACCGCTTCAACCCCTGCGCCTTGGCAACCACCCCTGTGTGGTCCGACTCCCCTGGTTGCAGTTCAAGGTAGTCGACCATGGCGAAGTTGGGGTGTCGACCCCAGTAGTCCTGCGCCTCCTTGAGGGTGTCGGACATCTGCGTGAACGTCAACGCCCCGTCGTTGATCAGTATCCGATCAAACAGGTTGCGTGCAGCCGAACGAACCTCTTCCAACACGGCCTCGTTGCCGTCCTTGATCTGCTGCTCCAACTCCTCGCCGTTGCGACCGTAGGCAATGCAATGCAACTTCTGAGCGACCAGTTCACGCGGTTCATCAGGGGAGAACATCAGAATGTGAGCGTCACTGTTCAACAGGGCGTTGACTATGGCCTGGTATAACACCTGCGACTTGCCGTTGTGCGAGTGGCCCACAACGAGGAGCATCTCGCCGCGGGCCAGGCCCCGCATGTTGAGGTCAACCTCGGGGTAGCCGAGCAGGAACCGTCCCTCGTCGTTACGAACGTAGTCGACAAACGAATCGAACGCCGTAGCAGTCGGTTCGATGAACTTGTAGTCGGGGGTGTCCCCGCCGTGGTCGGAGGACACCCCCTCCAATCGGGCAACTATCTCCTCTTCCGTGAGGGGGGAGGGCAGTTCGGGCATTACGCACCGCAGCGTGCGTGCATGTCCTCCACGTTGAAGGGAAGGATGGAACCATCGCCGGCCTGGATGTGTGTCGGTGCATCCGACAACCACAAGCCGATCCGCTTGTTGCCCAATCCGTACATAGCGGCACCCGCCTCTGTGATGTTGAAGTCTGCTGCGTTGGGCTTCCACTCGCCCGACGCTTTCTTGCGCTGGTTGTCGAACACGACAACCTTGCCGTCTTCGGTCTTCTGACCGGCGCACAGAAACGCTACGTTCCACGCTGCCTGCTTGTCGTCGGTGACGAACCCGTTGGCGTCAAGCATCTTCTTCTTGCGGGCACCCCCAGGTGGCTTCGCCGCAGCAGCAGGCGGCGGCGGTGTGGCAGGAGCAGGGGCCGAGGTGACCTCGGCCCCAGGGAACGCTGCCTGCGTCTGAGCGACAGGACTCAAAGTGGGAGGCATCACAGGCGCAGCCGCAGCAGCGGGCACATCGGCCGGTTCGTCGCCGATCTTGTCGAGGATGTCGCTGAACACCATTTCCGAGCAGGCAAGGTAGTCGGTCATGCCGTCCCTGCCCATGCCGTGGCACAGCTCCGCAGCAGCCTTAGCGGCCACCTGAGCGATGATCGCCCGTTCTCTGTCATTCATTATTTTCCCCTTTCGGGATTAGTTGGTTACCAGTTGGCCGGCTTAGAGCCGACACCCAAGTATTGCCCACGACATGCAGCCCAGTTGGGACACCAGTCGTCGGAACATTTCCACCCATCGTAGCGCATCGGCCACGACGGAAGTTTCGCCTCGATCAGGTCGGCAATCGAGTTGCACATCGGAACCAGCGCAGCCCAGTCCTGAGCAGTGCGCGTCACATC